TTGCTTGATGCGATTGATGCCGCAGCAGGTAAGGAATTTAAGTATGGTCAAGGTCAGATGACGGAGAATGAAGATGAAGAGGAAGATACCGAATCAGCCGTTGGCTGAGTATACTGTCATAGATGAGCCGTCGATGACGGACCATCTATGCTTCGGTATTACGAATGGTAAGTTTGCCGGTACCAATTTCTATTTTCAGACAGTCAAGGTAAATGATATGGATGATGGTGAGGGTAATGCAACCCTCTCCTTCACCTATAAGATTTTAACTTCTACCTGGGAACAGACACCGGACATGCTTAAGGACTTTGAGCATGTTCTAGCTTCTATTTTGTATCACGTAGTTCTAACAACCGCAGAGATGAATAATGCGAATCGAAACGACGGTGCTGAGGCATCTGGTTCATGATGAAGAATATGCGCGCAAGGTTTTGCCTTTCGTAAGTGAGAAGTATTTCAATGATGCAGCTGAAAAGCTGATCTACTCTAATATCTCTACCTTTGTTGAGAAGTATAATTCTCTACCGAGTCGTGAAGCCCTTGCCATCGAGATTGACAGCGTAAAGTCACTCGGTGACAAGGAGCATCAAGCAGTACTTGATGCCATTAATTCTTTGTCGCCACCTGAGCCTGTCGATAAGGAATGGCTTGTCGATGCGACTGAGAAGTTCTGCCAAGAGCGTGCTGTCTATAATGCCATCATGGACAGCATCACTATTCTTGATGGTAAGGACAAGGATCGAGGCAAGGGTTCGATCCCTCAAATTCTTACGGACGCGCTGGCCGTATCTTTCGATGCACATATCGGTCATGACTTTATTGATGACTACACAGATCGATATGACTTCTATCATCGCGTCGAAGAGAAGGTCCCCTTCGACCTTGAGCTAATGAATAAGATCACTCGCGGTGGTCTATCGCGCAAGTCTCTGAATATCATTCTCGCAGGCACGGGTGTCGGTAAGTCACTTGCAATGTGTCATATGGCAGCTGCCAATCTGATGCTTGGTAAGAACGTATTGTATATCACAATGGAGATGGCCGAGGAGAAGATTGCTGAGCGAATCGACGCAAATCTTCTCAATGTACCAATCCCTGACCTGCAGGTTCTGCCGCGCGATCTTTATGAAAAGAAGATCGCAGGTATTCGATCAAAGACAACTGGTAAACTGATCATCAAAGAATACCCAACTGCATCAGCCCATGCAGGTCACTTCCGACACCTGCTTAATGAGCTTAATCTTAAGCGATCATTCGTACCTGACATTATTTACATCGATTATCTAAATATCTGCATGTCATCACGTATCAAGACAGGTTCGAATGTGAATAGCTATACCTACATCAAGTCTATAGCAGAAGAACTTCGAGGTCTGGCTGTAGAGCGAAATCTACCGATTGTGTCTGCGACACAGACGACACGAACCGGCTACTCCAGCTCCGATGTTGAACTGACAGACACCTCAGAATCATTTGGTCTGCCGGCAACAGCAGATTTCATGATCGCGCTAATTTCTACCGAGGAACTTCAAGACCTTAGTCAGTTTATGGTCAAGCAGCTTAAGAATCGATACAGCGACCCTGCGGCTAATCGTAGGTTTGTCATTGGTGTCGATAGAGAAAAAATGCGGCTCTATGATGTTGAGCAATCAGCCCAAGCAGACATCATGGAGGATCGTCCCGTCATGGATAAGACACAGTTTGGTCAGCGCCGTGATGAGGAAGATAAGATGGGCTGGGCGACCAAAAAGATGGGTCGAAAGGATTTCTCGGGTCTAAAGGTGTAACATGGGTAAGAGTCGTAAGAATGAACGTAGTGGTTATGATGATGACGATGATCATGGCTTTTATGAAAGTAGAGATTACAATCGTGATTGGCGAGACGAGCGCCGCGAGCGTCGAGCCAAGAAAGAAGCCATTGACGAGCCAGTTGAGCCTGAATGGTATTCACAGCCAAAGAAACGTTGGCATTGATATATACGTTTAGCCATTGACAATGTGAAGGGTGCCTGATACAATAACCTTGTTCGATGGGGAAATGTATGGTAAAGTCAGGTCCGCATATTACCGTTCGAGGCCACAATAAGGCCTACAGAAATCTTGTCCGCGATGCGGCTAGGTGGATGGTATGTGACCTGATGAACCATCGTCTGTCTGACACCCTAACCATCAGAATAAAACTGGTGAAGGATCTGCTAAAGTCTGAGTGCATCTATGGCGACTGTGAGTGGACCGATGACAATAGACGCCCAAAAGAATTTACGGTGCGTCTCTATGCTGGTCCATCTCGCAAGAGAACACTAAAGACTTTGGCGCATGAATTAATTCACGTAAAGCAATTTGCCAGACGTGAGCTATACGATCATACCCAAAACTGCGATCTGGTGACATGGAAAGGTCAAAGGGTCGACAGTAAGCAGGTATCATATGATGATCACCCTTGGGAAAAAGAGGCCTATGAAATCGAGAAGCCTCTTCTCAATAGGTGGGCACAAGCAACTGGTAATGACAAATATTTGTGGAGATCAAATAGATGATGTGGGTACTATTAGCCGTAAGTGTGATGTTCTCTGAAGGCTCTGAGCCTAATCGAATTGCACTGTATGCCTCAAATAAGGAGCAGTGTGAGTCGATGGCTAGAATCGGGAATGCTGGTGCGTTTGATTCGCTGCCTGTGGGGCCAATGGCTTTCTTTTGTTATAGGTTGGTCGAACAATGAACATCAAGCTCCCAGAAAAGTTCTATGACAGCCTCAAGACAGATGTTGTAGAACAAATGTATAACGCCAAATATATTGGTGCTTGGGCTGTTAAGACCAAAGATGGTGGATGGAGTCTGCACCCGGTTGAGGTTTTCTATCAGCCTGTGCTAAAGGACCCATCGCATAGCCACTATTTCGGTGTATATGTTAGTCATGATGGTCATGTCTATATTTGCAATGCAGAGTCCGCTTTCTCCGACCCAATCTTAGGTGTGGTCGCAGATAGCGGTGAGATTGTGGTGAGTGGTTATCGTCACGATTATCGCACCAGCAGCGATGGTTCTGCATTTATCGATGGCGGACGTGACTATACTCGGACCAATCGTAAGCCTATTGAGCTAACTATGGTTGATGGTGAGCTAAAGGTTTCATAAATATGGCTACAGAATACAGAGGTGGCCATGTCGTTCAAAAGATGGTTAACAGAACAGGTAGAAGCTAAGAGACTACCATTCGATAAAACGACTAAGCGTCGTGGGTGGTGGAGAGAAGGTGATCACTACATTCTCTATCACGGCACCCATGACCGCAATGTTCAGTCGATGTTAAAGTCAGGTATCAATAAACCTGACCCTAAGACTGGGATGTATTCTACTACACCCGATGCTAGAACAGCGCACGCATATGCTTCTATGTCAGGCGCAGGTGGCGAAGCAAATTTCAGAGGCGCTGGTTCAAAGGCAGTTGGTGTTCCTCATAGTCAGCGATCTGTCATCAAACTGAAAATCCCCGCAGACTGGGCAGAGCGTCATATGGACGCCGAACTGCGCGGTAATATGGGTGATGCCAAGAAGCATATGATGGACAGAAACGAATATGCGAAGTGGGTTGCTAAGAACCCAGACAAGTTTGATTCAGAATATTATGCGGCCACAGAGGTTAGATTTAAGAAGCCCATTCCGCCCGAGTTTATCGAAGGCTATATGAAACAGTTTGAGGGGTAGCATTTAGATGTCAAATCTATCTGCCTCGGAAATATTAAAAGCCGGTCGGGAATATAGATCGGAAGTTATTATTAGAAAAATAAAAACAAAAGAACCATTTGAACTATTCAATGGTCGTAAGGTTGTATTGAGAACTAGCACATCATCATTATTAATACTTTCAAAAACAACTAAGTCGGCGCAAGAAATAAATTCTATTATATTTCTTGGGGATGATGGTAATGAATATAAGGTAACACATATAAAGAAAAATGCAGATTTTGGTGGAAAGGGTGATCGTTCTGGTGTAGCTAAAGAAGATGCGGCCTTAGCATCTCTAAATGCACAAATACAAGATGCTAAGAAAAAGGAAAAGGTTGGTGTTTTACCAATTAGAATTGGGGCTAAGACATATAAAGCAGTCATAGCTGAAAGCACACCAGGGACACCGAAGTCAGATTTTCATTTACTTGATGCCGATGGAAAAGAAATAGTATGGATTTCTCATAAAGATGGTAGAGGTCCAAAAGATTTCCAACAGTGGGGTGGGATTTCTGAAAGATCAGAACCCACAATATTTCGTCACCCGGAAACGCAAAAATTTATTAGAGATTTGAAAACGAGGTACCCGGGAGGGTTGCCACGAGCAACCACATTATATCGTAAAATAAAAGATAATCGATTAAAAATGTTATCGGTATATGGAAATAAGTATGGGGAGATGCTTGGTCAACAGAATGTCTCAATTCTTTTACAGGGTCCAATTAAACTAGAAAAGATTGGTACATCATATCGATTGACCGCAAATCATGTTCATTTAAATGGTGAGTCGGTCGATGCTGGTGGATTTGAGCCTGTCCTAATGGCAATTTATAAGGGCGATCGTTCCGATGCTGGTGTTCGCGGAACAAGAATTGTCATATCACCAATTGGAGGAAGAAGTGGTGATCCTTTCTGATGTTTAAAAAATTTCTAGCTGAATCCGTCGCATCAGATGACAAGCTAAAGCATCTAGAACATGCTGAGGATCATCACATCAATCTGGGTGCAGTGGGTTTCAAGCACGCAGTTGATACGCTAAATGGCGTACATGATCAGCTAAGACGAAAAGATAGCAAAGTAAAGGTGACAATGAAATACGATGGGTCACCATCAATCGTATTCGGTTATCATCCAGAAAACAAGAAGTTTTTCGTCGCATCAAAATCAGCATTCAATGTCACACCCAAGCTGAACTACACCGACGAAGATATTGTAGCCAATCATGGTCATGCGCCAGGTCTTGTTTCAAAGCTAAAGGCTGCGCTTGCACATCTTCCAAAGGTGACACCAAAGGGTCAAGTGTTTCAGGGTGACATTATGCACACACCTGAAGATGTAAAAGAGCAAGGCGACAATCTCAATTTCAAGCCTAACACCATCACATACTCTACGCCTAAAGATGGTTCTATCGGAAAGAAGATTGCTAAATCGAAAATAGGTGTAGCCGTTCATACACGTTATACTGGTTCAACACTACAGACAATGAAGGCGTCATTCGACCCTGACGAGAACGCATTCAAGCAACATAATGACGTGCATATGATATCGGTTGAGCACCCAGTAGAGCGCACTGGTTATACTACTGCACAAGAGCGCGAATATGAATCGCACATCAAAAAGGCTAGAGCTGCTGCATCTCAAATGACATCAGCATCGCACAAGGCTGTAGAGAGACACCGCGATCATATCAAGATGTACATTAATGATACGGTACGTCAAGGCACTAAGCCTACAACTGACGGGCTGAAGAAGTATGTTACTACCAGATATGCAAAGGCGATGTCTACCCTAAAGACAGACAAAGCTCGCTCGGTACGCCAGCAAGAATTGAAAGATTCGCTAGATCACCTTGATGCAAATTCGCATCATATAGATCGTGCATTTGAGGTGCACCATCATCTGCAAAATGCTAAGAATGTACTGGTTGGTGCACTGTCATCTAACCCAGGACCATTTCAGCATACCATTGGTGGGCAGAGCGCAAAGCCCGAAGGGTTTGTCGCAATCAAAGATGGTGCACCGACTAAGCTAGTTGATCGCGGTGAATTCAGTCGCGCTAATTTGCTAGCCACAAGGCGCTAAAAACCCTAAATAGGGAAGCACTGTATAGTCCACGGAAAACCAGTGCGTGGGAGGGTAAATGAAGCCTGTTGCTATTACGTTCGGACGTATGAACCCGCCGACCATAGGTCATCAGAAGCTAGTAGATCATTTACATTCTACAGCAAAGAAGCACGGCGCAGATGCCGAGGTGCACCTATCTCACACTCAGGATCGCAAAAAGAACCCACTCTCCCACGCGCAGAAGGTCGGGCTTGCTCGCAAGGCCTTTGGTGATT